GGACTTGCTCAAGGCGGCGTTCAATTTCGGCGGCATCAGCCTGAGCCAGCTTGCCGAGCCCTATGTGGACAACTGGCTGCGCACTCGCCAGAGCATTGCCGACCTCGTGGACAACTTCAGCACGACGGCCCTGAAAACGAATATGGAGCAGGCCTTGCAGGAAGGCGGCAACGCGGGGGATTTGATCGCCCGGGTGCAGCTTTTCACGCAGCTGCGCAGCAACAAAGGCATGATGATCCTGAATGCCGAGAGCGAGGATTTGGTGCAGATGAATGTGCCGCTTTCCGGCCTGTCGGATTTGCAGTCTCAGGCTCTTGAGCACCTTTGCACGGCCTCGCGCATTCCGGCTATGGTCCTGACCGGTATCAGCCCGAAGGGCCTAAACGCTAGTTCCGAGGGCGAGATGCAGGCTTGGAACAACTGGATCAGCGCCCAGCAGGAGGCTTACTGGCGCGCTCCGCTGGAAGTCATCCTGAAGCTGGCACAGCTCTCCTTGTTCGGCGAGATTGACCCACAGATCACGTTTAACTTTGTGCCGCTCTACCAGCCGACTCCGAAGGAAGCCGCGGAGATCAACGAGGCCGAGATGCGCACAGACACCGGCTACGTGGCAGCCGGTGTGCTCTCTCCGGACGAGGTGCGCGAGCGCTTGGCCCACGACGCGGACAGCGGTCACCAGGGTCTTGACACGTCCGTGGAGATCGTCGAGCCGAACGCGGATCCGGTGGACGAAGGCGGGGAGCTGAAGGGCGGAGACCTCCAGGACAACACGTTGAACGGAGCCCAGGTCAGCAGCATGGTCGAGATCGTCACCAGCGTGGCCGAAGGTAAGCTTCCGCGCGATTCCGGGCTGTCCATGCTCATGTCTGCGTTCAGCCTGAACATGGAACAGGCCCAAAGCATCATGGGCACAACCGTAGAGGGACCCCAGGCCCCCGCCGAGGACAAGAGTGTCTCCGAGGCGCAGCGCCGGGCCATGCAAGCTGCGGCGCACGGCAAGAGCACTCTCGGCATCCCCAAGGAAGTGGGCGAAGAGTTCGCAAAGAAGGATAAGGAGAGCTAGGACATGGCAACATCTTCAATCACTTTCGCCATCCGATTCCGCTGGTGGGCCAAGCCTGCGCTTGTTTTGTCCTTGCTGGTGCCCAGCTGGTTAGGGTTCACGTGGGCCAATGGCAAGCGGTGTTGGTACTTGCGCCGCTGGCTGAAAGCTGTTGTGCAGCGCCGGGGCGTTGTTCTCACTCTGCTGAAGGACAAGGATTTGGCCCATGCCCCCCAAACCTAAGCCCAAGACCGCCCGCTCCGTCCAGGCCAACCGTGGCGTGGAACTGGCTTACCGCCGCCGTCTAGAGGGGCTGATTGCGCGCATGACGGCCAGCGTAGAGCGTTTCGTGGTGGCACAGTACGTGAAGGCCCCGCCGCGCGTTGCCGAGGCCGTGGAGGCCGTGGCGCAGGATGCGCGCCCCCCTGCGGAGTTCATGCGGCTGCGCATAGCCGACCTGCGCAAGGATTGGCAAAAGCAGTTCGACGACGCGGCGGATGACGTTGCCGAAACCTACGTGTCCAAGATGTTCAAGACCTCAAACAACGCATTCGCCGCCGCACTCAAGGACGCGGGCTGGGCGGTCAAGTTCGACATGACCCCGGCCATGCAAGACGCCTTTAACGCGGCCGTGGGCGAAAACGTGGGGCTCATCAAGAGCATCCCGGCCGAGTACCTGGACAAGGTGGAGGGCGCGGTGATGCGCGGCTACACTGCTGGGCGCGATCTGCACGCCATCACGGAGGAGCTGAAGGCCCTCTACCCCATCACGGACAACCGGGCGGCGCTAATTGCGCGGGACCAGTGCAACAAGGCCAACGCGACCGTGAACCGGACGCGCCAGCTTGAGCTGGGCATCACCCGCGCCATCTGGATGCACTCCCACGCAGGCAAGCACCCCAGGCCTTCCCACGTGGCGGCGGACGGCAAAGAGTTCGATGTGGCGAAGGGCTGCTACATTGATGGGGAGTACATTCAGCCTGGCGAGAAAGTCTCATGCCGTTGCAGTAGTCGTGCCATTTTGCCGTTCTGACAATCAGCAGGCAGAACAGTTTGACATGCGTCCGATAGTTTGCTAAATGGCAAAAGAAATAACTGGTGGAATGGTCAAGGAGCACGAAATGAGGACTGAGGATGACGTACCCGGTTTCTTCATGGCCGCAAAGGCATAGCCGCACCAACGTGGACAATGAGTCCGCTGCGTTCTACGCCGGGACGCAATTCCGGTCCTTTCTCGAACTCTCCATTGCGGCGGCCGGCGTGTTCACGGTGCGGATGCTGCGCCCGATTGACATTATCATCAGGCGCTTTTCGCTTGAGGTAAGCCTGGGCGAAATCAGGTGCGAGATTTACCGGGCGGCCACGCCAGCCGGGACATGGGGAAGCGCGCTGCCTGTCATTGGAAAGTGCGAATTCGCAGACCGACCTATCCCTTACGCCCCGCAATGCACCCTGGCTTCTGGTGGCACGATCACGGGCGGAACGCTTTACGACCTGCTACACGTTAAGACCTCCGGAGCCACGGCTCAAGCCTTTACAATAGGTGCCAGCAACATGGACCAGCTCGGCGCGCCTTCCGGCAGCATCGGCTACTACAAGTTTTCGAACCCTGGCAATTCGGCGGCCACGGGCATTTTCACGATCCATTGGGAAGAACTCCCGGTGAAGTAGGCACATGAGTAAACGCAGCACCACATACGCTTTCGACAGATCGCTTCGTCGCGTTGATGCTGACGGGCGTTTGCACGTTGAGAAGAGTCGTATCTCTAAGGCTTGTGTGAGCCCGTACTATGGACGCGAGATCCCCGAATACGAACAGTTGGGGCTCGACGCGGGCAAGGTCTACATGATGTTCCGCGACCCTGCGGAGCTTGAGGCCGGGTCCGGAACATTTTCCAATCTCCCAATATTGAAAGAGCACGTGCCCGTGACTGCCGACAAGCCCCGGCAAGACTTGGTTGTGGGCACCATCGGCTCGAAGGTGGAGTTCAGCGCGCCGTACCTCCTGGCTGATCTCTGTGTGTGGGACGCTCAGGCTATCGCGGGCATCGAAAGCGATCAAGTGCGCGAACTGTCCTGCGCTTACCGCTACGTGCCCGTCATGGAGCATGGGCGGTATCAGGGCGAATCTTACGACGGGCGCATGACGAAGATTCAAGGGAACCATCTTGCCCTTGTCGAGAACGGCAGGGCGGGAAGCGACGTAGTTGTGGCAGACTCAAACCCTTTTCAAAAGGAAGCACAGATGAAAATGACGAAGCTCGGTCACGCGCTGTACGTGGCCCTGTCGGCTGCCTCCCCCAAGCTCGCGCAGGACGCGGCTCTTGGCGCGGTGGTGGGAAACGTGCGGCGCAATGGGCTCGACCCCACCGACATCAAAGAGCGCCTGGTGGCGATGGACGCCGAAATGGACCCGGAGAAGATGGATAAGATCATCGATGCCGTAATCGGCGTCAATGACAATCCTGAGGCCCTTGCCGATCCGGCGTTGCCTGCCAAGGCCGAGATCTCCCCGGTGCCCCTGGACCCCGACAAGAAGCCGGACGTTGCCAAAGACGGCCACGGCGAGAAGATCCGCGAGATGCTGGAAGGCAAGGTTGACCCCGCCGTCATCGACGCGATCTGCGCCATGCTGGCCGAGCCCGCCGAAGACGAATTCCCCGACAAGGACAAGGACGGTGAAGTCATGGTGAAGAAGGAAGAGATGAAGGGCGCGATGGACGCCATGGAAAAGCGCCTTCAGGCCAAGTACAAGGCCGTCGAGGCCGCGAAGGAAGCCGTGCGGCCCGTGGTCGGTGCGGTCATGGGCATGGACTCCGCCGAAGAGATTTACGGCTTCGCGCTCGATGAAATGCAGGTTGACCACAAGGACATCCACGACGCGAAGGCCTTGGCCGCACTGTGCAAGGTTGCCATGGCCTCGAAGAAGCCCACCGCCGCGCCCGTGGCCATGGACTCCAACACCATCAAATCCGTTCCGGGGCTTGACCGCTTCCGGATCGCCTAAGGAGGCAGACCATGGGTTTCCAGACCTCTGTCAATCTTCAGCAGGCCGCTGCCGTCGCGGGCGACTTCGCTTCCTCCAACCCTTATGCCACCGTCGTGGCGCATGAGGGCACTCTCGTTGCTGGTACCGGCGGTGTGACCGTGGCCCGCTTCGGCTGGGCTTCCAACGGCTCCGTGCTGAATGCTGGCACCGTGGCCCCCACGGGCTTCCTGCACCGCACCCAGGGCGCGGCCATCATCACCACGTACCTGGCTGAAACGAGCAATCTCGTCCCGGCTGGCTTCCCCGTCACCTTGATGAAGGGCGGCGATTTCTGGTGCGCCATCGCCGTGGCGACTGCCACCATTGGCAACAAGGCTTTCGCCTCGGAGACGGACGGCACCATGCGGCCCGGCGCGTCCGGTGCCACCATCAGCGGCTACGTTGAAACCCCCTTCACCATTACCGGGTTCCCGGTCGGCGGCACGGGTGCCGTTGGCG